CTCCTACCTTGGTAGGTGAAGAGTAAGGAGAACAACAGCACCACCTGTACGAACCCATACCTTTCGGTTTTAAGTCTACTTTAATATTGAACTCCGTAATTGTATAGTTGGATGACCATACTTCTTACAACAGCTCTACGAGTTATTCTTATTGGTGTTCCCACCTCAACCAAACGACCCACATCGCTTGGTCACCCAACCACTTTCTCTAAAGTGTCACCCTCAATACTCAAGGTCAGATGATATCCCGCTTGTCTACTCGAGCTCCGTTACCGAAGCCGCAACCGTTCCAATCAAGAACGAATCACTTTATACTACTTTCATAGTTTATTTATGGACTATAGACCGCCCAATATCTTTATCAGTTATCTCAGAATCAACCCGAGGGTCTCATCATCGACTTCCTGAACGGATAATATTTTTAATCAAAGAACTTTAAAATTAATGAAGAAAAGAGGAAACTTTACGACCCACCGAAGTAGGAACCTTTACAACCCCTTTTCTCCATTTGTCTTACAAAATTAAGAATGTTTTGGGAAACAATCAAATTTTTGAAAAACTTTTTTTTGAAGAATAATACAACGAATAATTCTTAGGACCCCCTACTCTTTATAGGACAGGTTTATTCGGTTATTCATTCAAAGAACTGAACGACTCTCGTCGTTTGGTTTTCAAAGATAGGATGAACTTTTCAATTCGTCAAATCTTTTTTAAAAAAAAATAGGGAACCGTGATTTTACGACTAACGTAGTCAACCTATTCTTAGTTGCGAGAGAAGGAATCGAACCTCCGACCTCAAGGTTATGAGCCTTGCGAGCTACCGCTGCTACTATCTCGCGATATATCTTAATGATTACAAACCCACTTCCCCACGGTCACCTATCCACGTCATGCGCTGGTTGTACCAGCGGGTGTAATCAAATTTTTAAAGAGCTAAACAACATCCGATAAAAAACCCCACAAGTTAATCAAATCTCTCAATCTTTTCACTTGTGGGATAAGGTTGTCTCACAAAGGTAATCAACAGTTTTGACACTGTCAAATTTTTATGAAACTATTTTTTGGGGATGTTCACCTTTTCAGGTGTGGAAATATAAATATCTCCATTTCCATCAAAGTTTTACAAAGGTAATACTTTTTTTCAATTAAAGGTCCATATCGTCAATATTTTTTTTAATTTGTCTCTCTATTGACCACCAACCATAAAGTCCAAAAATAACTACTATTGTTAAAATTCCAAATATTATTATATCACTCATCATTGTAAAACGATTTCAGCAAGTTTATGAAGATACTCACCTGACTTCTCTTCGGTAATTTCATCGATAGAAAAATAACCACATTCTGTATGTTCTTCCCCATCAATAGCATTAACCAAATCAGGATGAATTGGATTATCTACTTTTAATAAATACACATACATTAAACCTTTAATCTTTTTACCATCTCTTGTATGTCGAGGGATTATACCAACAAAGGTTAACTCTTGGTCTTCAATACCAACCGCAGTTTCCTCGAAGAATTCTCTCTTCGCTCCCTCTTGAGTTGTCTCACCTTCTTCAAGCTTACCTCCTGGTATTGACCACATACCTGGAAATGAACCTTGATTGTTTCTCTTACAAAGTAAGATTTTATCTTTGTATTTTACAATAACTCCTGTGTATCTTTTTTTATCCATGGTATTTATATTATATGAATGTCAAAATTAATAATAATATTTTTAATATCAAAACGTTAATCGATAAAAAATCCCAATCAATTGGTATGATGGGAAAAAAATTTGATGAAACTTTTGATGGCTTATTATTTTTAATGGGAGGAAAGAAGCAATGTTTTTGGATGAAGAACTGTATCATACCATTGGACATCATCATGATTAAAAATAACGTAATTGTTAATATACATTCAAACTGTCCTCCATGTAATGAAGACCCTTGTCCATCTTATTGTGGTAGAGGTAATATTGTTTTAGAATTAGATGGTGGTACCTGTGAAGAATTAAAAATTCAACCAGGTGATACAGTTGAATATTTGTTTTAGTTTTTCCAAATAGTTTCTTCAAGATTATCTTTATGTGAGATATATCTTGCCAAAACAAAAAAGAAGTCACTCAATCTGTTTAGATAAATTGAAATTGGATTCAACTTCTCGACATTATCAAGAAGAACACATTCAAGAACTGAAATCTCGGTTCTTCTACACACTGTCCTACAAACGTGAGCCAAACTTACAACTCTATTACCTTTTGGTAATATGAAATTTTTTAAAACTGGAAGTTCTTCATTCATCCTGTCCATCCAATCTTCAAGAATTTTTGAATATTCAGAAGTAATTTCGGTTAATTCAATATTATTATCATTAATTATTGTGGAACCAGCATTAAATAAATTCCATTGAATCATTTCAAATGAAGCTTCTGAATATACTAATTCACTTCTCAATAAACCAATGAATGAATTTAACTCATCTAAAGCTCCGACGGCTTTGATTTCTGGAGTCATTTTTGAGATTCTTCTTCCTGACAGAAGACTTGTACTTCCGTCATCTCCTTTCTTTGTGTATACTTTGTTTGACATACACAAAATATAAAAAATAATAGATTAAGATTCAACCGATTGTTTCGATTGTTCAATTTTTTCTTTTAATTTACTTTCAAATTCGTGGGCAACCATTTTCGTAAATTTTACATAGGGTGCATCGTCTTTCTCAGGGTCATACTTATAAGTTCCTGTCGGTGGTCTCTTACTTCTTCCTAAATAATTAAGACCTGATATATTGGTAATACATTTGTGACCTCCTGAATTTGCTTGAATCAAATCCCAAGTATTAATACCAATCTTATCTAAAAGAGCCATTTCTGAATCAGTCAAATCTTTGAATGGTTTTTCCATCAGTTCTCTAACCTTTTCCAAAGCTTGTTCGCCACCGTCCATAAACATAAACTTACCACCATATAAAGCATCGAAATCTTTGAATGTGAATCCAACACTTTCAGGACCAACGCTAGTTTCACTTACCCACTTGATTGTTGACAATGGTACTGTTTTTTGTTTGAGTTGTCCTTCCCATCTACTTAAAACTTCTTGAGCGATTTCACCCAAATTAACTCCTTTAAGCTCTCTATCTTTCTTAAATGGATTACATGATGCTTGAACCAATCCCATTGGCCATAACATGATAAGAAAGTCTGCTTCAGGATTATTTCTAAATGGGGTATACCTATCATAAGACCCAGGTTTATACATACTACCCCCACCATATTGGAAAATAATATTGTCACTAACCCTTGGATAGTCTTTCATTTGTTGTACATAATCTTGTGCATTTTTTTGTAATTCTTCTGGCTTTGGTGCATTTGTTTCTTTCATCCATTCCTTAATGTGACTTAATATATTCATCAAGGATGGTTCTGACTCCATTACAAGGTACTCTAAAAATCCTGGTCTATTCTTGAATGCTAATATTAGTTTGTTAATAACAAATCCTAATAACATTTTGTTTTTTTGAAGTGGAGCTTCTTTATCTAGTCTGTAGATATAATTCACAACTTCATCCGCTGTTATTCCTTGTCTAGCAAAGTCTGCAGAATCCACGGTATTAATTAATAATACATCTGAAGATGGAAACAAATCTCTTGGTGATACAACTTGAGAAATTGTCTCTACGTTTGAACGAGCTTGTCTGAAAGATGTTGAAGCATTTTTTTCAGCCCCAACTTGTTTATCGTGGTGGTCTGTGTGAATCTTGAACATTGGTTTACCATGAGCAAAATCAACAAGGACTGGCATCACATCACCTGTAGCATCGTTCTTTTTAACTGCAAATTCTTTATCTCCGTATTGAATAATGTGTGCATCGACAACGTTGATTCCATTATCCTCAAGATATTTCTTCATTGCAATTGCAGTAGTAACACCATCTAAATCTTGGTGAAAATAAATTTCGGCTTTGGGATATCTTTTTCTCAAAGCCGAAATATCTCTTATACCCGTCTCTTTAATTAATTTTTTTCTCACAATTTCTTTTTAGTACTTCAACGTTAATCTATATTTCAATTGATTAATATCTCCCAATATTTCATCTCTTAAATTCAATAAATCTGTGTCATATCTTGAATCTAATTGCTCTGTCATTCCAACTAAAAATTCAGTAATTCCATCTATAAAGTTTTGAACACTTAATGATTTGATATCTTGAAACATTATTGAAAACTCAGGGTCAAATTCAACTCTACCATATTTTCCCATCATGGCTTCCACAAATTTATCTATGATATCACCAAGTGAATCATATATTTTACCATATGCTTTATGTTTTGCATCTCCGAATGTTTGCCAATGCAAAAATTTGAATTGTAATTGGATTTGTACTAATTTGAGTGTTAATTCTTCTTTCATTTTTTTTATTTAATAAATATATTAAACTAATGCTCCTGTAAGCATTGATTTAAACATTGATGTTAATGGCTCTGTTGTGTCTGTTGAATCTTCTTTGTCATCAGATTTAGAAAATACTTGAGTAATTCCTTTGTTATCACTTTTTGAATCATCGGTTTTAGTTTCACCTTCGCCTTCAATTTCTTTAAAATCTTCATCGAAATATTTCTTTGCTTGAGGTGTTTTTTGGTATTCTGCAATTTTCTTTTGCATTGCTTCTTCTCCACCTAACTTTGCAGCAGCTTCATCAGGTCCCACAAAGTTTCCAATTCCAACCCAATCTAAAAAACCTAACCAAAACTTAGTTTTTCTCATTAGAGCTCTTACTTCTCTGTTACCAAATAATCTTGGTACTCCACCCCATAAATTTGTAATACTTTTAGATGTTTTGTAAAAATTGGAAGGGTCAAGAAATGAAGTTTTTTTGGCGTCAGCCGCAAATTTTGATAACAATGAGATTTTTTCTTCCTTAGATATTGTGGATGCAACTTTGGTTGCTAATTCACCAGCGGTTTTTGTAACAAACTTACTATTTTCGCTAGCTTTACCAAACAATCCAAACCAGTTCATTATCGTATTTTTAAGTCCTCCAAATGGTCCTGCGGGAAGTTTTTCTATAAATTCTGTGGCTTTTGGTGCCCAAGAACTACCTGTTTTTACCATTTTACCAACGGCTCCTGGTTCTGCCGCTAATTTTGTTAAAATTTTTTCAGATTTGGCAAAATTACCAACCTTAGCAGCATCTAACGCGATTTCCGCAGCTTTTGTTGCTTTTGACCCAATTTTAACTGAACCCATCAAAGGTTTTCCAATAATCTTACCTACAATTGGCACTGCAGATATTATTGATAAAATTCCAAATAAATTATCTCCTTGGTGAAGATAGGAAACTCCATTCACCAAATCTACAATACCTGTTGGGTCAACTAATCCGATAAAATCCGCCGCGGTATTCCATCCTGTAGCTTCACTAATCAACTTTGATTCTTCAGGGTGAAGAACTTTATACCATTCAATAACAAAATCTTTATCACTTGAAGATAATCTTTCCCACTTTTCAACCAAATTCTGATTAATGATTTGATTTGAAATAAGACTTAGCTGATGTTGGTTTATGATAATTTCAGGCATGAAATGTTTTCATATAAATATCCATGGATATAAAAAAAGGGTCATCTGACCCTTTTATTATAAATCTAATTCCATTTGTCTATTTTTATCTATAAAATGTTGAACTCTATCTTTAGCCACTTTAGTATAACTTTCACTTAATTCTATCCCTAACCATCGTCTTCCACTAACTTCAGCGGCAACTAAACTAGTACCACTACCTGTAAAAGGGTCAAGAACCAAATCATTTCTATATGTAAGAATCTTAATTGCCTTCATTGGAATATCCATTGAGAACGTTGCTTTAGTTTGTTGTTTGGTATCTGCAAAGTATTCCCATTGACCGTAGACTAAACTCATAAACTCCTTCTTATCTTCCTCCTGATACATCATCTTTTGTTTGACAGTACCGTCTTCTTGTTCTAAATCTACCAACTCACCTTTCCACTGTGGCTCACCTTTAACTTTCTTAATGTGATTCTTTTTGTATCCAAGAATTACACACTCTTTAGGGTTATAGATATACGGTGCAGATGGAGACATCCATGAACCCCAAGCAGTAGTCTTACTTCTGTGTGGTGATTGTTCATTAAGGTCAACTAATCCAAAGAATTTGAATCCAAGGTTCTTCATAATCTGATAGAACTCAGACATGAATAATATTCTTCCTCCTCTGTCTTGTACGTTTACCTCATAAGGAATGTTTACAGCAATCCTTCCATCATCTTTTAATATTCTATAAGACTCTGATAACCAATCTTTGGTGAACTGCCAATAATCTTCCATAGATTGTCTATCATCATGAGTATCGTAATCAATCCCAACATTGTATGGAGGTGATGTTACTATCAAGTCTACACAAGACTCAGGAAGGTTGGCCATCACTTTAACACAATCCCCATTAATTATTTTATTTGTTTCTAACATTATAGTTTACCTTCTTGTTTTAATTGTTCCCTGATTTTAGTCGCAGATATTTCACTGACTTCTTGTGGTGGTACGTGTTCAATCACATCATATCCAACTCCTCTTCCAAAGTTTACTGATTCAATATCAGGAATGACAATAACCTCAACTCTCTTTTCAGCTATCAAGTCTAATAGTTTAACAACTATATTTGAATGAACTTGTGAAGCGGTAAAGGGATTTTTTTCATCGGGAGCGATATCTCTTATGCAAATTAATACGTTTTTACCTTGGTTTAGTCTTTGGTCTATCAACCATTTGTGCCCATCATGCCAAGGTTGCCATCTTCCGATAAACATTGAGTATTGTTTACCAGGGTTATTTTTTAGTTTTGGGTCTCCTTCTACGTGTATTTTTTCCATATTAGTATTCGTATGATAGAATTGTTCTAGCACATTCTTCAACCGTTTTATTATCAGTATCGATATCTACAAAAATCTCAGTTGGAGCTTCATAGTTTTTTACAAAAAAGTTTTCACGTCCTCTAACTTCAGTTGTGTGAACATAAAACTCAACAAGATTTTCACCCATTTTTTTCTTGAAACTTTCTCTTTGGTCTTTATATGGTGATACTAATGATACAATAACATTATGTCCTTTAGACATAAGATATTGTGAGAGTTGTTGTGCCAACTCAACATTTTTTCTTCTACCTTGTTCTGAATAATCTTTATTATCAAACAACGCTCTGATGTCATCTCCATCAACATTGAATGAATTTTGAGTTAATAGATTATTACAAATGTATTTTGCTATAGTAGTTTTACCTGCACCAGGTTGTCCTGTTAACCAATAAATCTTAGCCATTGTTCTCCAAATTTTTAATTTTACGGTCTAAATAAAAAGCAGCTTTCTTCAGGTCTTCCAATTCTTTTGTGTCATCTTTTTTTCCCGCCCTTGCAACATATTTTACTACGTTGAAAAGATATGCATCCCAATCTAATCCCCAAGCTTCACACACTTTTATTACTTCGTATGGATTATCCGCACCACCATAATGTGCTGGTCCATTTACCATTTCTTTACTCATTTCTTATTCCCCCACTTTTTTATCATGTACTCTATGTACTGGTCTTGTTTATTGCCATTATAGAACATCCATGCGATGTAGTAATCAAACCACCAATCTAATTTTTTAAGAACCTTTTTCATTTTATTTGGATTTCTTTTCAGGTTTAGAACCTTTCTTGTAAGGTTTCTTTTCTACTGTGTCCACAGTTTCAACTTCTGTTTTTTGTTCAACAGGTTTAACTCCTCTACTTTTTTTCCATTCTGTTTTGGAAACATATTGCCAGCTTAAGCCGACCATATTCATTGCGGTTTTGTCATCAACTCTTTTGATGTCACCGACTTCTACGTCCTTAGACGCTCTGATTGATTTAATACACTTCATTGGTTTTTTCCTCCATGTTT